GTTTAGATAGTTTAGATAGTTTAGATAGTTTAGATAGTTTAGATAGTTTAGATAGGTTAGATAATATTGTATGTTTGTATTATTTTGTATTTTTTATTTTCAATAGTTTCTTTTTTTTCTTTTAATAATTCTTTTCCAATTTTTCCAGTTTTAGATACATATCTGCCTGTTTTTGGATTTAATATTTTATTTTCAGTATCCATACTAATATACAATATCATAAAATTATAATGTCATTTTTTAAAAAAAATGATTAAATACTAATTTTATTACTTACATAATAATGACAACAACCATTTACATATTAAAACTAAATGATAGTAAGTATTATATTGGAAAAACAAATAGACCTGTAAATGATAGATATCAAGAACACATAGAAGGCAATGGTTCTTTTTGGACTAAAAAATATAAACCGTTATCTGTGATTAAACAAATTAATAATAGTTCTCCATTTGATGAAGATAGATATGTAAAGGAATATATGTCTATTTATGGAATAGACCATGTAAGAGGTGGTTCATACAACCAAGAAGTATTAAATAACGATACTATTAAATTTCTAAAAAATGAATTGAGAACTTCAAACAATGAATGTTACAAATGTGGAAGTACTGGTCATTTTGGAAGCGAATGTGAATATATATCAATTAATGATTATATTCAATTATTTATTGATAATTTTAATAGTATTGAATGTTTAGATAATGAAATACAATATTTAAAAGAAAAATATAAAAATATTAAGAGTATTAATGATTTATATGAGACGAAAAACAAGTTGTTGTGTAATTTATTAAAATGTGATTATTGTGATATTGATATGTATACAAATGACATTAAAACATATTACGATAAATATTGTGATAAAAATAATTATATTGGTGTATTGATTATTCAATATTATGAATGTATCTTTGAATATAAAGATTCCTATAAAAGATTTAATAATAGTTTTTCAAGATTTCAAAGAAGATATTTACAAAATAAAGTAGTAAAAGATACGCTTGATAATATGGAATGTGAAAAGTTTAATAAGAGTTTAGAGACAGTTAATTTAGATATTCTAATTAGACAAATTGGAGCAACAATGAAATTGAAAAATGATTTATTAAAATAATAAGTTTAATATAAAAAAATGATATTATGTAATTTATATATTAACATATAAATTGAAATGACAATCAATAATAGTAGTTATATTTTCGTAGAAATAGAAGAATTAAAAAATAAAAAAAATTTGAAAAGTTTATTCGTGAAATTTCTATAAAAATTCAAAATAATAATCCAGAAATTTCAAAAGCATTATCAATTAGGCAAGCTCTTAAAATATGGAAAACAAACAATGAAAAAAATTCATAACCCGTTACTAAGGTAATACATATTATCAGCGATTCCTCTTAATCTCAAGAAACATATTGTTTCCGTGAGTGATTTAGATTCTTGACAGATTGTCTTCTAAATAATATGCACTATTTATCCGTTTTGCTTCGAATGCAGGGAAAGTATTTGATACTTATGTCTTATACTGTTGTGTTTTCACTAACAGAGTTCTTGTAAATTAATTCTTAAATTCCGGTATCAATGTCTTCCAAAGCATGAATAATTATGAATCCCCTTCTTATATGAAGAATATTTGAATAAATAGAATCATTTTTTTCAATTTTTTTGATATTTGCATACAAATTTAAAAAAATGATTATTAAAATGATAATTAAATTTTAAAATGTTTTCTTATGTATTTGATGAATATTCAAATGATACATTCTTTTATCTAGGAGGTTTAAATAATGAATTATTAGAAGAATATTATAAAAATATAGAAGAAGAAGACAATAAATATTATGATGAATTAACAGATTATTATGATAATTATTATGATGATTATGATGATTATTAAAAAATTATTTAAACCTTTATAAGTAAATTATAGTAAATGATTTGGGATAAATTACCTGATTGTATAATTGACAAAATATACTCAAAAATAATATATAAACAATGTAATGAATTATTGGATGATATAAGAAGTTATGTTTTTATAATGAATTTTATTAAGTCAGGATATACATCAATAAATAATATAACATCGTATATAATTTTTAATTATGAAAATAAACTAAATTATGAAGAGAAATTAAATAAATATCATATTTTAAAATTTAATAATGTTCAATTAAATTATATAAAATTTAGAATGTTAAAACTAAATTCATATGGAAGATATAAATTTGTAAAAAATTTTTTATTTGTTGAATAATAAATAATATTGATGAATCATAATTTAATAGGTTCTATAGGCATCGCTGGTTTTCTATCTTCTTCGGTTAATTTTGTTTTAATTTTTTCTACTCTTTTTTCTTCTTTGTGGTTATATTCTTGATATTTTACTTCATTCCAATCGTCGCCATAACATCTATTTAAAAAAAGATGTGGATTATTAGGACCGTTAACTTCAAATTTACCGAATTTATATTTTTTGAGTGGATATATTTCGTCATTTAAGAAATAACATTTTTGTAAATGTTGCATAGTTTTATTAGCAATTTCAACACTTACTTTATCATTGGTATTTTCTGTAATAAAGATATCTAAAAATGGAAATTTAACTTCCATATTTTTTCTTAAAGTACCACTAACACTATATATTTTATAAAATCCATTACCCCATTCAACTTTTTTGATATTATATCCTTTTTTTTCAAGAGAGTCTTTAAAACTGTTATCAAATAGTTTTTTTTCATTATTTTTGGTAATACAAATATCAACATCATCATCCCACGGTATAATACCTTTATTTCTAACTGCTCCAAGTAAAGTACCAAATATAACATAATATTCTATATCATGTTTTTCGAATAATTTAGTAATATCATATAATGTTTGATAACATAATAAAGTATCTTCTGATTTAGGATAAAATAACTGTGAAAATTTTTCAAAAGTATTTATAAATAAATATCTATTATAAGATATAATAACTATTGTAAGAATTATTAATAATATAATTATATTTTTTAATTTAAAATTTAATTTTTTTTTCATCATTATATTCTATATAACCTTTATAAATTTAATTTAATATTTTTTTAGCAATTACTCTTATACAAATAGGATTTTCGTTTTCAAAAATTGCAAAATCTTTTTTTTCATCAATATATAATATATCAAATTTATTTTCAAGTAAATTTTTTAGATAATCAATATTTGTATAATTTCTATAATGTTCATTACCATGAAATTTATGTTCATCTTTATTTTTATCACTTCTGGTTTCGATAGCAATATATGAATTAACTTTAATACTATTTAAAAATGTAAAATGTTCTTCATTTGTTATACTATGAAATGTAAAGCGAGAATATATTAAATCATAATTTTCTTTATTATAATTTACAAAATCTTGATTATAAAAGTTACATGAAATATCATTTTTCGGTTTAAATCCATTATTATCTATACCATCTACTTTATATATTTTATTAAATTCATAACTATCACGTCCATTACCACAACCACAATCGACAATCGTTTTTATTTTAAATTTTTTAAAATAATTAATAACAAAAATGCAAAAATCGGATGGTTTAATTAATTTATTATTATTATTATTATTATTATTATAAAAATTATTCCAATATGTTTTATCACAATTTTCTTTATTATAACTAATGTTATCCATTTATTATATATTAATATTTTATTTATGTAAATAATATAATAGATATTATGAAAAATAAAAAAATAAGTATAAAAAATTATAGTTTTTATATAATTAATTTTTTAATTTTTATATTTATAATTATAACAATTTACATTTTTTATAAAAGGACTATTGAAACATTTAAACCAATACCAGATAACAATGATATTATATTTTATAGTTATGGTAGTGAATATGAAAAATTCAAAACTCTAGTAAAAAGTGCAACTGTAAACAATATAAATATACATATAAATGGAATAGGTGTTAAATGGATAGATTTTTCAAATAAATTAGAGAACTTTCATGAATTTATAGAAAAGGTGGATGATAATAAAATAGTAATGTCTCTTGATGCTTATGATGTAATAATATTTGATAATGCGGATAATATAAAAAAAAAATTTTTAGAATTTGATAAACCACTTGTATTTTCTGCTGAAAAATATTGTTGGCCAGATGGTAATATATGGGATAAATATCCAAATCAAGATAATATATTCAAATATGTAAATGCGGGTACTTATATGGGATATGCTTGGAAAATAAAAGAGATGTTAAATGAATTTAGAAAAACAAATTATAATTGTTTAACATATCATACTAATAAATATAATAAAAAGGTTGATGACCAGAGATGTTTAACTAAATATTATCTTAATAATTTGAATGATATTGCATTAGATAACAAACAGAAAATATGGAGTCTATGTGCGGGTACAAAAAGAGAAGATTATGATATGACCAACTATAATTATTTATATAATAAAATTACTAATACAAAGTCATGTATTTTGCATACAAATGGTGGAAATTCATGGTATGGAAATTTATATAAATAATAATATATATGTAATAATAAGAAATGAATACAAATAACGATGATTCATTCAATATAAATTTAATAGATAATTTATTTTATTTATGTACAAATACATTAAGTATATATATACTTGATAATTTGATACAATATATTTCAACAAGTGAAGGGCGGTGGTATAAAATACATTTTGTAATTAATTTTTATACTTTCTATCATTTATATGATAAAATAATAAATCTAATTATAGATCCTAGTAATAATTATATAATGTATGATGATACTAATAATTTGTCAATGAATTTAATGAATTATCATTTAAGTTTGCATATTTATCATATTATATTTTTCAAAAATTTAAATTTTTGGGATTATTTTCATCACATAATATTTGCATTTTTTGGTATAATACCAGGTATGTTATTTATAAATTCAAATCAATTATATTTTCAAATGATATCTGGTGGAGGAATACCAGGTATGATAGAATATGGTTCATTAACTTTAGTTAAACATAATATTATTAATAAAATAACACAAAAAAGATTAAATGTATTTTTATATATATTTATAAGATTACCATTATGTATAATGGGTTCTGCATATAATATGATAGCATATAATAATGGTTATATATCAGATTCTTTATGGATAACATTATATGTAAATATATTAATGTATCTAAATGGAACATTATTTACATATTTGACATGTAATAGTTATTATAAACATATCAATAGAGAAAGATTATTATATTAATCGACCTCTTCCATTTTAGTTTCTAAACTATCAGTAGAATCAGTACATAATATACATTGTTTATCTAAATCAACATTTTCTACACAATGGTCTTGATTTTCATCATTTTCATCAATTGATAAACCCAATTTAACCATATTGTACATTCTATCCGTAAATAATTTAGGATTTTCAATTGTAAAACCAGATGCGAGTAATGATGTATCATACATAAGATAAATTAAATTATTTAATGTAATATCATTTTTATCAGAATTAAATTTATTAATTAAGTTTTTAACAATTACGTGGTCTGAATTTAATTCAAGAGTTTTCTTAGACATCATATATGAGTTCATTGATGTATTATTAAGTGCTTGTGCTTTCATTATTCTTTCCATATTTGCAGACCAACCATATTCAGATGTTACTAAACAACATGGTGATGAAACAAGTCTATTAGAAATAACAACATTTTCAATTCTATTACCAAGTAACAATTTAATAGATTTGCAAAATTCTTCGTGTTTTTCCACAGTTTCTTCTTCTAATTTTAGATTAGATTTTGAAATATTAACAAATTTTTTACCATCATATTCTTTAAGTTGTTGCATCATATATTCGTCAATAGAATCGGTCATATACATTACTTCAATATCTTTTTTGATTAATTTTTCTAAAAATGGTGCTTTTTCAACAAATTCTTTAGATTCGCCAATAATATAATATATATCATTTTGTTGATTTTGCATATTAGAAATATATTGGTCAAATGATATTAGTTCATTGTTTGATTTTGATGTAGAAAATCTTAATAATTTAGATATTTTTGTTCTATTATTTTCATCTTCGTGAATACCCAATTTAATATTTTTAGAATATTGATCATAAAATTCTAAATATTTTTCATTATCTTCGGCAATTTCGCGAAATAATTCTAATATTTTTTTAACAATATTTTTTTTGATAACTTTTAAAATTTTATTTTGTTGTAAAATTTCTCTAGAAATATTTAAAGGTAAATCTTCTGAATCTACAATACCTTTTACAAAATTTAACCATTCGGGGCATAAATCTGTATTATCGTCTGTAATAAATACTCTACGAACATATAATTTAATATTATTAATTTTTTTATTATTAGTAAAAGCGTCTTGTGGTGCTCTTTTAGGTATAAATAATAATGATTTAAATTCAATTTGTCCTTCACCTGAAAAATGCTTTAAAGCAAGTTCATCTTCCCAATCATTTGAAATACTTTTATAAAATGAACTATATTCTTCATTAGTAATATCTGTTTGATTTCTAGTCCATATAGGTTTTTGAACATTACATAATTGCCATTCTTTTTCTGTTCTTGTAATTGTTTTCTTTTTTGTTTCAACTTTATCAGTTTCTTTATCTTCAACATCTTCAATAATAGGTTCATCTGTTTTTGATTCATTAGTATCTTCTTTAGACTCTTTGGTATCAACATTTGATTCTTCGATATCATCAACTTCTTCTTCGATAGTTTTATCAACTTGAATAGAAATAGGGTAATTGATAAAAGCGCTATGTTTTTTAATTAAGTCTTTAATTCTATTTGTTTCCAAATATTCAAGATGATCTTCTTTAAGATATAAATCTATTTTGGTTCCTCTTTTTAAATTATTGTCTGGAATATCTTTTTTAATTGTAAAAGTTCCACCTGCGGAAGAATCCCAAATATATTGTTCATCATCATTATTTTTTGAAGTAACAATAACTCTATCAGCAATAAGATAAGAAGAATAAAATCCAACGCCAAATTGACCAATCATACTAATATCTGCTCCTGCGGATAATGCTTCCATAAAATTTTTAGTTCCTGATTGTGCAATTGTACCCAAATTATTAATTAAATCTATTTTTGTCATACCAACGCCAGAATCAATAATAGAAAGTTTTTTGTTATCTTTGTCGAAAATAATATGAATAAATAATTCTTCTTGTTCTTTTAAAACTGAAGAATCTTTTAAAGATTGATATCTAATTTTATCTAGAGCGTCTGATGAATTAGATATAAGTTCTCTTAAAAATATATCTTTATTTGAGTAAAAAGTATTAATAATAAGAGATAAAAGTTGATTAATTTCTGCTTGAAATGCAAAGGTTTCACTATCTGTCATTTTAATTATAACAATAAACTATTTTTTTATATAATTTAAAAAATGATTTAAATATTATATTTAATTAGTATTAAAGATAATTTTGTATAATGGATATTGATATCATTATTAAAAATATTAAAGAAATGTTAGTGCAAAGAGGAGATAATATAGATGAATTTGAAGAACATGAAAAAGAAATTGAGAGAGAAGAATTTTACAGTGATACTAGAATTTTAGAATTTCACACATCAAAGACCTCAATTATCTTTGCAATGACAAAAAAATTAAAAAAAAATATTTTAGATGAATTAAAAAGTTATCAAGAAGATTTAACAAAATTTATATTAAAATATAATAATAAAAAAAATATAATTTTAGTATTTAATAATGATATAATTTCAGCACCAATATTACAACAAATAACAAAATATGATAAAATTTTACAAAAGAATAATGGTATTTTACAATATTTTTATGCAAAACAGTTAAGTTTTAATCCAACAAAACACGAATATGTACCATTACATGAAAAAATAGATGAATCCAATATCCAAGAAATATTAGATCAATATTCTGTTGTTAGTAAATTAAAATTACCATGGATATATCATTTTGATCCACAAGCAAAATGGTTAGGATTAAAACAAGGCGATATTGTTCGTATTACTAGTTATAATTCAAATAGTGGTACATATTATAGATATAGATGTTGTATTTAAATAAATATACTATATATAATTAATAGAATGCCAAATAAAATCACAGAAAATGATGTAAGGGACATATCATTTGGGGATGGGAATTTAAATTTTGAAATAAATCCTGTAAATGATATCAGTGGTATAAATAAAGATATCTTTATTAAAAATTATGGGTCTAATAAAAATATAATAACAATGTCTTTTTTATATAATTACGAATTGACAGAAGACAATATTAATAAATTTACCTTAAAATTTAAAACTGAGAATTTATACGAAGGTTCTGTATTAATTGTTGGTGGAGGAGGTGGGGGGGGGTATG